AATTATTGTCAATCATGCTTCGAACAAGATTCATCGCAAGATTTTCTTTTATCCATGTTTTTAGATTCGACTCATTCATTTGGGACATCTCAAGACTAGTTACAATCTTCTGAGCGATTACAAGTTTACCACCTATGGGTATATCTTTGTAAGTGACATCTACGGAATCTGTTAGGTAGTTATTAGTATAACTCATTATATCAATTCTTATTCAGTATGTGGTGGCGATGGTGGCTCTGAATCAGATTTACGATATTCTTCAATACGTTCGTCAGGTACAACATAGGGGAAAGTTACAGGTAATCTTGATTCATAGCAGGTGTAATAGGATTTATATTTTTCTCCTGTCTCCTTATCAGTATACCATTCCCAGAACACTCTACCGTCAATATCATACGCATCTCCGGTTGCGTCTTTAAATATTGAGGAGCATCGCTTATTCTGAAATAAGTTTCCGCCAATATCTGCCCATTCATCATCTTCACCCGTTAGCGGTGACAATGGTTTAAAATTAAATAGTTTCTTCAGACATTGAATCGCATAGCCAGCAGAGAATCCAGAATGACCTTCATCTCCAAACTCTTTTACCATATGTAACAAATGCTTACGCATCATACCATTATATTCATCTTCATCGGTCATGCCAATACGATCTAATTCTTTTTCTGCGTAATCAACTAGGCTCATCAGTTTTCCTTGTAGTATAAAAATGATATAATTTTACATAATGTGCGAACCTTATAGGTTCTTGCTCTGGATTAGGGCAATCTTTACCAAAATATGCTCTTATGTCCTCGTATATTTTTGTGGCTTCCTCGTCAGTCATTTAACCAACTCTCTACAAATTGTATAGTTTCATTTGCATTAGTATGATGAACTGCAGCACCACCTGCTTTCTGAAATGCAGTAATAATACTCAATGTATCATCAATCAATAAAGAATTTTTATTTGCATATCCCGGTTTATATTGTTTGCCAGGAACAAAGATCGCAGGATAGTTAATAGAGCGATCAGTTAACCATTTTTGTTTTTGATTGGATATACTGTTATGATCATTGAAGCCTCCGGTAGAAGATAGTATCGCTTTTTGTATATCCAAAGACTTTAGATAGTAAAGAAGACTTTGTGCTTCGGACATCCAATCAAAAGAAGCGAAATGCTCATCATCAATTAAAGTTCTCCACCTCTCACCAAATTTTTCATCTCGTTTTTCGCCAGGTTCGTGATTGAAAAGCTCAATATATCGACGATTAAAGTCTGCTATTACACCATCCATGTCAATGTAAATAATTTTCATTTTATCTTTATAGAAACATCTGCAATATCTTTATCTTCACGAAGTTCAATGAACACCGGAAGGAATAAGGACTCAACATTCCCACCTTTATCCTGTATACGTGCATTATATTTTACTGTAGCAATTTTTCCTATTACTTTTTTGGTATAAGCTTCTCTTTGTTCGTCACTATAACCTGATCCTACATTTACGCGAATTTTGCCATCGTCAGATTCGCATACCAGTGCACCAAGTCGACCTTTGTTTTTACCTGTGCCTTCTTCCCAATCTACTACACGCAGATCACACTCAAGTTCACCCTTAAATTTAATTTGCCCCTTCGATCGTTTGTCTTCCCAAATACCATTCTTTGATTTTAGAATAGTACCTTCTTGACCTTCAGCAAGAAACTTCTCAAAAATTCTTTGCGCGGTATATAGGTTATCTACTTCTTTAGTCCATACTAGATCAATGTAGATTCCGAATTGTGGGAATAAACTTTTGACATGGGATATAGCATTAGATACTTTAGCTAATCTAATATTGTATGCCTCATCACTAACGCCCTTAGTGAAATCCTCATACGATATAGCATCCCATAGTGTAGCTCTTACCTGCAAAGCCTCATCATTAGACATGGTTCCTTTGATGGATTTTGACAAGATACCATTGCCTGTTTGTCTGTTGACGGGTTTGCCTGCAAAATCTGCAACAAGCAGTTCGCCATCAAACACCATATCCTGTTTATAGTGTTCTGCTAGTTTAACAAAAGGAACTGCGAAAGATTTATTTGGAATACTAAGCTCTTTGCCATTACGAGATCTAAACTCTACTTCTCCGTTTTTAACAATTGCGTTGAATCGCATTCCGTCGAGCTTAAGCTGTACGAGAGCCGGCCATTGGATTTTATCAACGAGCTTTTGGTCGTATCCAGAAGCCAACATAACCGGGTACGTCGAGACAAGACCTGGCCAAATTTTGTTTGCTGTTGCTTCTGATACCCCGCATCGGAGATCTTTTGCAATAATACGCTCAATGATTTTTGCATCCTCAGGTTCCAGTTTAGATAGTACTGTAGTTAAGTGTTCAATTGCTGCATTGCCTGTTACCTCACGGCTGGATAACCTAGATAGCTGATCCATTCCTTCTTGTAAAGCCCAATAAGGTGCATTGGATTCATACTTCGGAATTTTTCTAATATAAAATTGAACAAATGGGTCTAATGCCAAATAAAACACTCGTTGTAGTATTTCGTTTGACTTGTTCTTAATTAGAATCGCCTCTTTCGCAAGGCGAGAATTATCCGAAGCAAGCTGATCAAAAATATTATAAATTTGGCTCATTATTTCCTCCTATAGCCATATTATAACACCTAATGATTAAGTTGTCAAGTTCTAATGAAAGGATCATAATTAGTTGTTATTGAAAAAACAACCTTATATTTTTTCTCTTCAGAAATGGCTTTTTCTTTGACTTTTTCAACGGCTTCAAGATTTTTGTAGACACCTAAAATAGATTTTCTCTTTACCCGATTAATCTTATCTAAGTATTTGGCTTCTACAATGAATTGATTTGCAATCATGCTGTCCCCAAAATATTGCTAGGGTCATATTCATATTCATTAAGGGTGAAGTTATTTTCATCATTAATTACAATTTCTTCTTCTGGTACTATTGCAATCTCACCTAAAAAAGAATATCCGGTTCCTCGAATAAACATATCAAACTCTTTAACAACTGCATCCAAAGTTTCACAGGTAAACTCTTTTGTTAGTTTGGACCCTGTTTTGTAACCATTAAGATCTAAGTCCTCGGAAATGAATGTGAATTTAGGCATATTGTTTGCTCATAGTAGTTGTCTGTGTAATAGTTTCATAGAGAGTTTCAAACTCTTCATGACTTTGAACTTCTTGTTGGAAATTCTGCTTGTGATATACCTTCGCTAATTTACGGAAGGTCTTCTTAGAAAGATTCTGTTCCTCGCAAATAGTATTGATGGCATTTTTGATGAAATCTCGCTCACTCTCAATACGAGTCATAGAATCACTAATTTCTTTCATGCAATCGTAAATTGCTTTACGATCTGCAGGATTTGATGGTATGCTCATGTGGTTCTCCTTTCAATATCTTCTTCAATACAATTATCTCCATATTGGATTTCTACAATCTTTAATGGAGTATTACCTTCATTACAAAGTTGATGCCATTCTGTAGTACTAACGTGTAAATGATCAAACTTATTATAGATGCCTTTTAGTACCGTGTCGGTCTTGCGGGCATCAATAGTATATACAGTTGCTGTTCCTTCTGCCACAAACCAGTGTTCTGATCGTTGAAAATGTTTCTGCATACTAAGACACTTACCTGGCTCTACAGTAAGTTCTTTTACCTTAACTTCTTGTCCATAGTTATGTAAAGTCCTGTAGTATCCCCATGGACGATCTGTCTTAGGCGATTTCCATTCTTCTAATATCCAAGAGCTAGAATTCTTTTTATCCTCACCGCCAATACCAAAAGCAAATTCCAAATTATTATCTTGAATATCCATTTCTGGAATATTTGTTCTTGTTCTATCTCCACCATTCGCAAAAATGATTTTAGAACTAGGCCAGAACTCTCTTACTTTTCTAATTGCATCTTTTGCGCTACCATCTGAGTCATCAAAATCTATGCACCAATCTACCATTCGAAGATTGTCTAGGATTTTTTGTCTTTCTACGAAAGGCATAAAGAATTTACCTTTTTTCCGAATAAGCCAATCATCAGAATTTAGACCGGCGACTAGAGTATCACCTAAACTAGCTGCAGTTTTAAAATATGCAATATGTCCGGAGTGCAGAGGATCAAAGCCTCCGGTAACTAAAACGATTGTTCTCATCAACGCCTCATACTAGAAATATCTTTTGCTTCTTTATCTGAAAAAATAGGAACTGCGTTAGACTTATGCATAGTACCTATGCCCATAATCTTATCGCCGGTATATTGCATCGGCGCACGACTAGAAACCGCACCAAGGTGCCCGGAGTCTACACTTTTAATGTGTTTTGTGCTACGATTTTCTGGTACCTTGGGTATAACTAATTTACGAGAAGTAAACTTAGAAACTTTTTTGGATTTGTTATTGGTCACACCATGACTAGACAAAAGTTCTTGCCAACTCCTATCTAAGTCACGAGCTTTCTGAGCTTGCTCTGCATTACGAAATTTTTGCTTGCCCTTTTTCTTACCGGCAGTAGACAACCAAGGGCCAACCAAATGCATAGTCATAATATAACTCCGTCAATTTAGCTACAACTATATTATAACACCTTTATTAATATTTGTCAAATGCTTTGTATTTTCCATGATTAAAAACTCGTGGATCCATCTTTGGATCTATTGGAAAAGACCCCATATCTGACCATGTTTCCCTTGGTTCGGAATTTAATTGGTTCTCTTCTTTGAACCAGGTCAGGATGCGTCCAAAGAAGCTTTCTTTTTTGGTTGTTTGATCTTAGCAGGCACCTTAACTTCAGCAGGCAAAAGATCCGGAAAGGCTTCTCGAACTAGAGCATCTTTTAAAGACTTATACTTTGTATCCAATTGTTTATCTTTAGCTAAGCAAACAAGTTCCGCTTCTGTCCAATGAATACCCTCTAACATTTGAACAAATAACTGCTCTTTTCTCACTCTGGTTAGATTGATGTTTGGATCTAACCAAATATAGAAGCGTCTGAATTCTGCAAATAAATTAGTTTCAGAATATCCCGCTGGAACTGAAGTATCTTTTTTAAAGGGAGGTTCGCCTTCGGGCAAATAAACTTTTATCGCAGGATCAAAATTCATTCTAAGAATATTTCGAATTACGGGATGATCATATGCTCGCAAGACTTTAATTTTAGATTCTTTAGTGGCTGCTTTTTCTACTTCGTCAAATACTTGTGGTATAGTAGTTCTCATTAAAATTCCTCGATAAGTTCCATCATGTTCTTCATTCTATTTTGAACAAAGAAGTTAAGCAGCCTACTTTTATCTTTTTGTGGCTGATCTACATAACTATTTATGATAGCGGTTTTAACTTTTTCCGGTATGCTATCAAAATTAACTAGCTTTTTATTTCTTTGATAATTCTGTTTAAAGTCTACATCTTGAGGCATTAGTTCAGGATTCTTAAACCACTCATCTAACTTCTTTTGAGTGATTGGTTTTTGCCTCACACCATTTACGATGCTATCATCTGCAGATAGAACATTCGGAATGCCGTCGCCCTTATCGCCTTTAATGATATGTTCAAATGCATATTTCTCAGGGCTAACGTCGGACTTCACAAATTTCTTTTGAATCGGTGAATATTGTTGCACGTTGTTCCATTTTTGCAACTGAATAAAATCATGATCCCCGGATAGTACCAGAAAAGGTTTTGGTTCATCAAATAATCCACTAGTCAAATCATTTGTCTGAGACCACTCTGCTAATACTGCAATAATGTCATCTGCCTCGGCACCGTGGACGTTAATAACTTTATACGGGAAGTAATCATTGATCTCATCTCGTATCATACTAAGAGCTTCGAAAATGACCTTCCAATCAAAGCCAGAGTCCTCTCTTGCTTTTTTTCTACCTGCCTTGTAATACGAAAATTCTTCTCTGCGCCAATAGTTATAATTGTCGCAAGCAATAACTAGTTCGCCATATTTTTCTCCAAACTTTTGTTTATATCCCCGAATAGAATTAATAATCATATGGCGAAGCAAAGGAACTTCAATTTCAATATCATTGCGACCACCTACTTCAGCCATTAGATTAGAAATAGCGGTCTGATTAAAATCAACGATCATCATAATGAAAAATACCTTATAAAATAACTACATTAACATTAGAACCTAATGGGGTAACATTAGCATCGGAAATAGTAATCCTATTTCCTAAACTATCGTAATATCCTTCACTTTCACTTAGTGCAGCAGTATATGGAGTTAGTTTAGCTTTCACATCAGGCTTCAATGTCAAATCAAATACTTGATTTCCGCAGCCAGAAAGTAGATTGTAAACAATCTGAGTAATTTGAGATGTTACAGCACTTCGTATTGCAGCCTTATTAATTAAGTTATTAAAATTAGTGTTAAACCCATTTACCGTAGCTTGAAATGTAGCTAAAGCTTGCTGATAATCAGAATACCCTGTCGCACTACTAATAGCTTCCTTAATTGCAGCAATAGCATCACCCTGTTTTAATGATGATATCAAATTTTGTAAATCCACATCTGGCACATCTCGATTAGGAACGCATCCGCTGCCTAATAGATCTTGTAAAGAACATCCTCCTGCTGCCGCAGATCCCGATAATTGACCAATACCCGATAGACTATCTGTATTAGTTCTATAAGTTGTCAAAGATGCAATAAAAGCTTCCAATGCGGATTTTTCTGCGAGCAAATCTGCATTGCCAGAATTACCGGGTAAAGCTAACTGAGAATTAACATAATCTAATCTTGTTTGAGCCGTACTCTTAGTACCATCCAAGACAGTACCAATTGGATTCTGATAAAATTGTGTACCAATTCTTTCAATGGTATCATTAAAGTTGCCTGCAGCTTGTTGCGCAGTATTAATTACAGTTGTTACTTGTTCAATTAGTTCTTTTACCTGGGTTAATCCTGCAGGTATCAAACCATTTCTCGGTGCTACGGTTGGTACACCATTTGTTAGTTGCGAATAAATTTGTTGTAAAGGATTGCCACCAATCTGAGACAAAATGATTTTAATTAAATGACAATATGTTAATCGTATAAAGGACATAGTTACCTCACTATTTTTAAAATTACGGTATCTATATTTATCCTACCATTAACACCTTGTTCTTTAGATTTAATATCATCCATAAAAGTTCTTAACTTTACTTTACCCGAAGACATCAAACTCTTAATTTGTTCATCGGGTTTACGCAAAGTCTTTTGCTTAGATTTCTCGGGCATCCAGTTCTGCAAAGTAGTTCCTTTAACAGTCATACCTTTTGTGGATTCTGAAGTATATACTGCAAGCTTACGAGTCTTTGTATTAAAAACCCAAACCTGTTGTGCCCCTACAACATCAATTGGGCGCTCAGATTCGATCCCGAGTTCTTCATCCTTTGTTTTGTATTTTATACTTTTAACTTGTTGTGCTGCAGGCTTTTCTCGAACAGCTCTCGGTTTACGATTAGCCTTTTTAAACTGACCATATAAATCGCAGTCCTCAATGAACTGCTCAAAGAGTTTAACTAATGCCTTAAGCTTTCGCTTATTAAAATTAGAATACCCTTCTATAAGTTGTGAGTCGTTACCTTCGATAACTTCATTATATTCTTCTAACTTCTTTTCAGCCCATTCTTTTACGTCTTGAACATATGGTGCGGGGATTTGCCTTGATTTGAAATCGTTATAAAGTGAAAATTCTTTATCTAACTTTATAAAGTCATCAATGGCACCTTCTAATTCGCCAATGTATTCTTTGGTTTTCTGTTTAATTGCTTCTTGAATATTGACAATAACCTTTTTTTCTTTCTCCACCACATCTTCTACCGCATCCTGCACTAATGATGTATTAATTAAAATGTCAATATGCTGTTCTAAGCGTAAACGATGCTCTTCAGATATCAGTGCTCCTCGAGTACAAAGACGAGCAAGCCAACCAATAGTTGTAATGATTTTATTTTCGTTAACTTTCTGAAAAGTCTTATAATCTTTATTACGATTCTTTTTTACATATTCAAGAATGTACTTGTAGGCATCAGTTCTAGATTTTTCTGCACTATACCAATTGAAGACTGTTAAAATTTGGCCATTATACGATTCGTTCGTAGGATCAAGTTTTGAACCTGTAGGCTCAATACCTGTTAGCATGGATGCCGCAGCTTTTGCAGCAATTGCATTTTGTTTTGCCATCTTACTCTCCTAGAGTAAATTTAATTTGTGTAATAGAATCGTAACGACAAGAACGCCAGCCCTCAGATTCAATATCCCAAAAAGAAACTGTATCTTTGGATCTGGATTTGACAGGGGCATCTTCCCCAAAATCTTTTTGTACGTTTGGAATATAGTTATCCATAAGAGTACACTTCATTTCTCTTATAGTACCATCTTTTTTGGTAAAAGTCAAATGGACAAGGCTTGTTTCAAGCAAGCCCTGTAACCATTTTTTGAATGTTTCTTTTTCGGATTCGGAAAAGTTATTGTACTGACTATGTTGAAATTCCGTATTCATCATCAATCGCCTTTAGAATGGTTTCTACTCTGTTATCTACATGATGATTATAACAGATTAGGCGATGTCTGTCAAGCACTCCTTGTTCGCCACGGGAATCAAACAACTTATTGGCTTTATTTGTAATTTCCCAGGGAGATTGAATATCCTCGTAGTCATAAAATACTATATGATCCCAAAGATCAACAACGTCTTTATGATATTTGAGTGATCTTGGAACAATAGGTATGCCGCCGGTAATTAATGCGTCATATATTCGAATTGGGGCATCATTCAAAACAGGTACGATCCAATGAGACTTATGAGAACACCATTCTGTAAATCTATCTAGCATTTCTCTACCATGATAAGAGCCATCTACTAATTTAACACTTGGCAATGTCCTGTGTAAAATTTTTAGATTCTTCATGCGTAATAGAAATTGAGGATATTCAATATGAGTACCCAAAGGATCATTACTTCTTTCTGTTTTTGTAATGACATCCTTGTTTTCTTCTAAAAATTCTTTTGGCCATTGAATAACACCTGAAGAAACAGGTCCTGCCATGATATTATTATATCTGGACAATGGTTCTAAATTATCTGAATGTGTAGGTACATAAAGATCAGCTATTGAGGCGAGCATACCTGAGAGAGCGAACCAATGATGGTTGTCAAAGTCCCAAACTACAAAAACACTTGTAGGCGAATTTAGATATAAGTTAATAAATTTATCTAAATTATTGTCAACCATAACATTATTGTTACTCACAATAACTACAGAGTTCTCAAATGCCTGTGGCGCAGTTTGCATATTAAAAAACTCTATTTCAGAATTTTTAGGCTTGTGCCTTACTGCATGAAAAATATGATCAGTTAAGTAAATCTTGCCTGAATAGTTTTGTTTTAAAGAATCTTTTAGATGCCGATTTTTTTTATTCTTTTGTAAAACTAAATTATACAGATGTTCATTTTGAGATATTCCGCTAGTTGCTGCTATACTTTGAGCAATTTGATTTGCAGAACCACTTGCTCTATTAATTAAATCTATGAAAGTAGGTTCACTAGGAGGGGGCATATTATAAACGATTGGCATTAACGACCTCTTCCGGATTTTTTAAGAATGGCTTTGTTAATGGTGTTGACATTTTTAGGTCTTGCAGTTTGTAACATCTGTTGTAGATTGTTTACTGACAAGGATTGCAACTTAGGTTTACCAGTTTTAGTTTTATTTGGATCACGTGTAGAACTTTTCTTTGTAGACATAATATCTCCCTTTAATTAATATAACCCATCTCCTCAAAAAACTTTAATCGAGACCAGGTATCTTTCCAATCTTTAACATGATATATTTTTCCTCGTTTTTCGTCAAGTATTCTTTTACCCAAAGGCCAATCATTGCCAACTGGATCCATCCTATCACCGAAGAAATGCACTTCTTGCGTATGAATAAACTCTAGGATTTGAGATTTATCCCTACCTCTTTCGAAAATATCTATACCTGTCTCACCTCCGACAACAGCATGAATATCTTTCCAATAATTGTTTATGTATTCACATAATTTTTGTCGTTCTTTTGTTTTTAGATCCCATTCATAATAATGTTTTCTTTGAACACCAACAGCATCTCTGCCAACCACGGAAAAATTTAACATCCCTATACGTTGTTCGAGATGATTGCCATATCTAAATCTATATTTTGAATTTGATAAAACTTCGAAAAGATATCCTCGAAGATCCTCAGGAGCAGTCCAAACAGAATTTTTTATTAGAGTAGTTCCTTGGTAAATTGCATTACCGGAACAATTAAAAGAATAATCAACAGCCTTTAAAATGTCTTGACCAAGCTGTTCGACTGTTTTTCCTAGATCAGACCCGGTGACAAGCGCCACCGGGTGTTTTGATATAAATTTTTTGAAGTATTTCTCGAAGTCAGAATCTATTTTTCCTCTGCTTGGTGTCAGAGTGCCATCCACGTCAAATATAAAATACATATAATACCTAAATTATTTTTTAGGCTTTTTCGGTGCCTTCGCTGGTGCAGGTTTCTTAGCTGGCTCAGGTTTCTTAGCTGCCATTTTCTTCTCCTTCTTTGGTTTTGCGGGTGGCTCTTCTGCGATAACTTCGGCCACGGGCTCATGTACTGGGCTCGGTGGAGGAGGCTCTACAGGAGCAGCTTCTGGTTTGATTTCTTCAGTTAAAATCGGCATCGGTTTAAGTTCAGAAATGTTTTTTACTGAGTCTAGTGGATGACGGCGTTCTTTATCTTCTTTGGATATTGCATACCAAAAAACTCCGCCTAGGGCCAAGATAACAGCGATTAAAATAATTTCCATAATTTCTCCAGATTAAAAATAAATGTCCACGGCAAGCGCCGACATAGTATTTATGCCTTGTTTTCAGATTTACCTATGGAATCCAAATACCAATAAGGCCTGCCATAGTCTGCAAACGTCTGTACTTTGAATCTTTCCGGCATGTGCTTGTCCAATTTATATTCGGAAGCGGTTGAATCCAATTTTATATTTTTAAATTCTTTTTTGGACAGATGTCCTAACCAAACTGTTGATAGAGTATGATAAGGACCATCACCGAAACTATTCTTTTCGTAGACATCCTCATAGAATCCAATTGGAGCTAATTCTGCAGTAAAGTCTATACCTATCTCTTCTTTAATTTTTCGTTTGGCTGCATCTAAAGAAGTTTCAAGTTTATGTACTCGACCACCTATAGGCCAATATACACCTTTACACGGTTCTTCTGTTCTTTTTATAAGAAGATACCTATAATCATACCTCAATAAAACATCTACACAAAGATTTATAGAATGATGTAAAATTTGTCTATATTCTTCGGTAGGTATGAAACTCAATTTGATTCCTCAGTTTTAGTTTTTGTGGTTGGCAAAATCGTTTTCATCGTTACGCTATCATTAGGCATTATTTCCGCTCGCATAACTGCAAGGATTAAAAAGATCATCCAACCTGAAATATAGTAAACAGACATCGCCGAGGCAACAACAACGACTGCATTATATATCATAAGAAATGCATATTTTATATCAGACATTATTTTTTTCCTCAAGTAACGTTAACATATCTATTGCATTCTGTGGCACATGAAATCCTTGCTCACGCAAATAAATTAGTTCTTCTACCATCTCATCCGGGGTATCTGTTGTAAAGGTTGTGCCGGCAAGTTCATGTTCAATGGGAATACGACTAGCATAATTCTCCATCCAATCCTGCCGTTGTCTATATCTTTCTATAAACTTTTGATTGTCCTCTAAACTAAGAGAAATACTAATCTCGGGACATTCATCTATATTAGAAATTTTTCTAGATGCAACATGGCAAGTATATCCAAGATCACCATAGTAAACATACACGTCACTTCTAAAATTATCTGAAGAAAATCTACAGTAGCTCATATTATTCTATACCAAAATGTTTTTTAATTGCGTCCTCGGTAATTACTCTACCGTCATACTGCTGATTCATACCGCTTCGAGATAAAATGTCTTGTCTGGCAACTTTTGCACACTCCAACACAACTAATTTAGTATATTCTTGAAGTTCTTTGTCATAAGTTGAAGACCAATCAATGACATCATCGTTCCATGGCTTCTCATCCTCTTCCCACATCACAAAACCTGCTTTATTAGCTAGTTCTTTAATTTTCTCGTGCATTTTAATCCTTCGGAAGATTATATTGTCTGGTGTATTGACTAGTTATTGATCCATGGGGGTCTGGTCCAGGATATTGAATGTTAGTTTCGACAGGAAGACCGAAACGTTTTCTAATATTTTTACGATCTGCTTGACTCATACAAATTTTTGCACATTCCTCAACTATAGCAGCGGCATCGCTACTAACTTTTGGATCTAAAGCAACTTTGCAATGCCAAGTGATGACATCATTCAATGCTTTACGAGGATCATACTCGTGTTCTTCGGTATAAATGTGCGTTGTCATCGTTTGTTCAATGACAGCATCCTTCCATTCGTTAAAGGATGAGGCCTTTTCCCATTCCTCATTACGAAAATTGTCTAACCAACCGTAGTAAAAGTCATCGAAGTCCATTTCTCCGCTTCGTACAGCATCAAATACCTTTTGTACGTTAGTTTTGTCTAACGTAGCATTACGAAGTAGTTCTGCTAAGTCTTCTTTATTAATTTTCATTGAAAAATCTCTTTTTTATTTGAAAAACTGCAAAGTCTATATCACCTTCACTGCTATCTATAATGTCAAGACATTGTTTAACTATAGATTCGGCAAATCTTCGACCAGTATTTTTCCACAACGGACTTTCGTAAATATTATAATGTGCTTCTTTAGCAATGTCAATAAAGGGATCTTCCATTTAGCACCTGTTCTGAATAATCGAGAATATTTTCTTGGTTTGGTAGTTCATAAAAATTTGCATCTTCGGATTCAATAGTGACCTCCAGATCACAGTGCTCTATTCGGTAATCGGTAAATGAATGATCTTCATTATATACACGAAAGAACCAGTCCTTAGGATCATCGAATGTTCTGATAATAAAACCCTTGATTCCTTTTGCAGGTTTACTTATTTTCATCATCCACTCCGAAACGAGATTTGATATTTTTAACTATGGTAAGTGCTGCCCAGGTAATATCATCATTCTCATAATTGGACATACCAAGTAAAGCAGCTTCGGAGACGCATTTTTGCACAATTAGCTCGGCGAATTTAATTATAGCTTTACGATCATATTCATCCATCTGATCCCAGCACCCCTGTACTGTAAGACCAGCCTCATACATCAAATCGTCAAATGAATTATTCATAATTAAAAGAACAAATATTTAATCATGCACATCATGGCAAGAATATAGGTAATACCCTTACCTATTTCAAAGATACCCGCCCACATAGCCTGCATTTCACGTTCAGTCATTTTCAACTCCAAAGTGTTCTTTCAGCATACATACCTCGGAATATGCGGACAGTCTTTCCATAAATCCGGGTACCATGCTATATTGATTTTTCATAATAAGATCACAACATTCTTGGATAATTAGTTCGGCGAACTTTTCAAGTTTAGTTGGAATACCATCTGGATTATAAGTTGGTAATCCTGCCTCGCGAGCAAGTTCTCGAATTCGTTCGTTCATGATAACACCGACCAGCGAGCGTAAGCAACTATGCCCATAGATATAAGAACTCCTACTGCCACACCAAAAAAGAAAGTAGTCCAAACTAATATAGTCATTCTTCAACCCCAAAGTGTTGTTTAATCTCCGCCTCATACTCCCAAGGAACAATATCGATGCATTCTTGAATGACCAGTTCTACAAGGGCCTTATTATATCTATCAATCCAAGCATCAACCGACAGACCTTCGGGTACTCTGCTTTTCGCAGTATCGGACATTCGTTTAATCAGATCAGAATTCATCGTCAAACTCAGACTCGCCATAGTATGTTTTAAACTGATCTTTAAAGTCCTCGGACAAAGACAAACACTTTACAATCAGCTCTTGTTCTTCAGAACTTAGATAACTAAACTCTTCTCTAAAATACGATGCTTGTTCCTCAGACGCTTCCTCCCGCATATCTTCGGCCCTAGACCAGTCCTCATCATCTTCCGCCGAATCAGAAATCTCATCTGCTGCTGTCCAAGTATCCCACGCTCTGTCGTGTGCAATACCATTCAAGGTTTCAATTAGATCAAAAGCTTTTCCCAGTTCTACGTTCACGGCCAGTTTCCTCAAGTAAAAAAGCTATTCACAAGCTCCGACTCTACACTCCCAGCCAATTCAAATCTCCGAGCCTTCGACACGGCATCGAGAATCTCATGGACGTATTCTTTATTAAACAGAGAGGTAGAGTTTCTTTCTAAAATCTCAGCACACTCCTGATCGTCAGCAGCGATAACAGCCCACATACCACCGTATTCGGAAGAAGGAAAGGGTACCCAATAATCTCCGACATAGATAAACTTTATCTTAGTAGCAGGACAATCTCTACCCTGATTGCACAAGCCATCGCATGGAGGACATGATCTGGTCATCGTATTTCCTTAATGTAAATTATTATAAATCAAGAGCATTGATTTGCTCTATAGTAAGATCCACGGATATTTCTTTTTCAACATCTTGTAAAATATCATTGTAACGCACCATACCTTTTACATCATCTTCGGACATGTATGCTAAACACATATTGGCTACTTGCTCGGGTGTAAGTAAGCCCTGATCCATCATTTCTAATAGCTTAGATGTATATCGGCGGGACATAGAGTAGGACATATTAAACCTCGATGTTTTTGAAGAAATTCATAAATTTATTGAAATGCTCAGTTTCAGCATCGGCTAAGATATCTTCTAATTGTAGACGAATGGATTCTTCGTTTTCGTCGTGCGGAGAATGTGTAGAGTAGTATTCGTATAAGACACCTCTGAGTAGATCAATTTGTGGGCCGGTTAATTGAATGTTAACGGTTTTGTCCATATCAGCTCCTATAATGTGAATAGATTATATAATAAAAAGGACTCTGTGTCAAGCACTATTTTAGGCGGCGGATTTCTGGGAAATTTTTCTGGGGGAAATTTTTTTGGAAAAAGATTTGAAAATGGAAATGGGGAGGACATAGAGTAGATTCGGAATATGGATGAATAAGGGGTAGGTGCTCTATATCCCTTCTAGAGAACCATAGCCTTAAACTATAATTATAGGGGGTCCTATAGCAAACCCCTATGGCTTCTGTAGGGCTTCCGTCGCTGTTCTGATAATCTCTGGGCTGGCCTTCTCGTAGGTCATGATCAGAACTTCTCTCAGTTCCTGGGTCTGCGGGTGAAATAGTAGTAATGCTAGAATCCCACCCGATATCATATGCCCTACGTGGGATCCTAACAGAGACCCTATAACAAGGCCTATTACCAATAATGCGAGTCCGGAGATCATGCCCAGGTCTGTATCGTGTCTTCGACTACGCTGACGGGCATTTGTACTATATCAGAGATCTCCCCAATACTGTACCCCGTTTCGTAGAGTTCGAGTATTCGTATTAAAAGGTCTTTTATTGCTGCCATTAGCGAATCTCCACTACGATGTCAATGAGGTTCTTGTATCCGAATGTTGATCGAAATACTTGAACTGCTTGTTCTCGGGATGTTGCGTAAATGGTGTAGTTCTTCGAGCCATCGTGCTTGTCAATGTAGATTTTATACTGTTTCATACTATGCTCCATACTGTGTTAATTGAGAACTCTTCGTCACTTAGCAATTCGTCAAGCTCGTCTCTGACCTGTTTCGAGTACTCTTGTGCGTCATCTGCTATGAACACTATTGCGTCATATAACGTAAAGTCTGACCATGCCTGCATAATTGCTTCTGCTTCTTGCATTAAATTAGGGAATCTCATACTCGCTCCATTGCTTTTCTACGGGCTTCTATACGGGCTTCTCTAAGTGCCTTGCGACCTGCTTTAACTAGATCTTCGCGCTTTTTCATCGCTTCTAGAAATCGCTTCTCGAACAGCTCTTTCTCTTCTTTGGTCATTCTCATACTCCCTCCAATGCCTCATAAACATATTCACGAACTGCTGTGTCTGTTGCCTCGCCGAACCCCTCGCGAGTTGCTAGAAGTGCTAGGAGTTCCTCTACCTTACCCCAGTCCATCATCAGCTCTCTTGCTGCAATTACGATACCGTCAACTACTCTGTTACCTTCATCTGTGAACATTCCGTAATACATTATACTGTCTCCTTACCATAATTTGCTGGGATATCCTTGAGCGATGCTACCTTCTTACGATACTGAGCCCGCACATCATCTTCTTCCATCATTCTGAACAAAATAAACTTTGCTACGTTCAGTTGCTTGCGCACTTGTTCTGTGTTACCTGCTAGTTCCTGACAATCACTTAGGATACCTGCTACCACCATCTCCAGACCGCTGAGCTTTGCTGTGATACTGTTAATGTAGAACTCTTCGATGTCCTCACGGGTCATTCCATACACTGCAATTTCTTTGTCCATTTCTTTTTTCCCTTTTCCTTATTGTGCTTCGATTATAGCACACTTTGGACAACTTGTCTAATTGATTGTGCCTATTGGGGCTATAGGGGAAAACTATTGGACGGGCGCGCCTCCGGTTGTTGTTTTGCTAATTATCAGAATAAAAAGAACCCCAGCGAACTGGGGCTAAGGACGTGTTAATACTTTATTAAGCACCCTGGGTCATTACATACTTTGCTAACTGTTTCCAGTCGCCGCCCTCTGCAGCGATCTTGGTCGTCGCAATCAACGTACGCAAACTCAGATTTGCTACACTGTCTTTGTGCTCACGTATAAACGCAATCGCATTGCGCTTGTCTGCAATCTCATACTCTTCTAAGAACTCTGGCGACTCGACCAGAACTTCCATACGCTCGACTTTCTGCTCTTGAGTCATGCTTAAGTCTACGCACAATGCTCGCGAGCGAATCGCCTGGTCGATACGATCTAAGTCCATGTTGCTGATGAACACAATGCTACCTGTGAACTTAAATGACCTTGGGAGGTCGTCGTCTCGCATGTCCGAGTTCCAATTAATATAACGCTCACCATACGAGTCCAACGCACCCTTCAGCACGTTCAACGCTACTGGATCCTTCAGTACGCTGTCGCAGTCATCGAATACCAGTACTGAGCCATTACCTTCGAACAATGTTCTGTACAAGCCCTTCGCTGTGCTAAAGCCCTTAATGATCTTGTAGCACTTGCTCATATTCATTACAGTACCGACCTGAAACTCTGCGAGCTCTGTGATGTTAGTGTAGCCACCACGCTCTAGAGCTTTCAACACTGTGTGAGTCTTACCCAAGCCACCCTGGCCTGTAATAATCGCTGACGCTATAGTCTTCTTGCTGACCATGCTGACCATTTGCTCTACAAACTCGAAGCGCTTGTTAATGCCAAACTCGTCGACTTTCTGTGTTACATTGTTGCTGTTGCTGCCTACCATAAAGCCCAGCTTTGCTAGCTGATCTTTGACGTATGATTCGTGTCTGCTACGGGATACCATCTTACCATCTACAAAACCCTCAAAGCGATTCTTGACTTTGTTGAATTTGATCACTACGTCCATTTGATTTTGTCCTTGTTCTGTTATCATGTCATAATTATATGATAAAATGGAAAAAATGTCAAGCTTTTTTTGGCTTAACGAAATAATAACACTTTTGGGGAGGAGGGGTCGCTAGAGTTAATAATATAATAAGTCTGCTCGCCAGGACGGGAGAGTTAAAAGAATAATAAGAGTTAATAAAATAATAAAAGACATAATATCAGCCGCCCGCTCAGTCCCTAAGCCGCTCAGTCAGCTCTGCTCAGTCCCTATGCCGCTCTGCTCTACGAGATCTCACGGGCTCTGCCCTATGCCGGGGGACTCAACGTTCTCTACGTACTCTCATACTTTTTAGCCATAAATATAGCCTTTTGTTTAGGCTCGATTGACCGCATTCTATATTGCTTTTTCGATTGCTAGCAGCAGATTATATTGCTATTTTTGAGTAGTATTCTCGCAGTCTTCCAAACAATATGCATTACGGCACTTGTAGCATGAGATACCGTGGTTCAAATGATCTTTTAATAGAAGAAGTAATGATATCGCTTCTCCTATAAACACTTGTTCATATGCATATTCGGTTTTAATGGAGTTTAAAGCTTTTATTAGTTCTGGGATTCGTTTGCCGATTTCTGTTTCAATCATTTTCGTCTCTTACACTCTACATAAAACGGATATTCATTAAACGTATTTGCGTATCGTATACAGTCTTCTATGGTCTGATACTCTACTTGCATATAGGTCTTTACCGGATTCGTTGTAAGTAGAAATACTGTGAGAATATAGTTCATTTTACTTGTACCATTTGAACATTCTATGTAGAACTTGTAGATCAAAGTATTCGTTGTCCTGCATTGTTCTATCTCTATAGCGTTTACTTAAGTCCATGTAGTATGTGTAATCGTAGAGCTTACCGGTTCTGGGGGAGATAGTATCTGTACAGAATTCTGCTTCTGTGGACTCTGTGTGAGAGTAGAAGATCATTCAGGTTCCCATAACGTAAAGAGGATTACACCCATGGTAATACCGACGCCCAGGGCCAAACCAAAAACGAATGTGATCAGAGACACTATTGTCATTAGTTCTTGTCTACTGGGACTGCGATGATGGTGCAGTTTACGTTGCGGGGTAGGGTCTTTTGGCATTCGTGAATTGCTACTTTCGAATCGTTGTTGCCCCACATGAAACCAAATGAAACACCGATAAAAAGCGTCATTGCGATAACAAAAGCTAAAAAGGGATCATTCATTATTCAACTCCAAAATGTTTCATAATAGTCTTATCAATGCGTCGCTGGTATTGCTCATCCGTAAACGTTAATGGAAATAGACCAGCACATTCTTT